ATGGCTGAAGACAGGAGCTTTGAACTATTCCGCAGCTACTCAGCTATGGAAGTGGGACTAGATCGACTTTTGTTGGGTATTAGCCTCGCTATCTGTGGTTACCTAGGGCAGACAGTCGAGTTTGGGAGGATAGGTTTTGATGTTCCGACAGGAAATTTACTAGTGATGCTTCTGTTCGTTCTCAGTGCTGCGTTTGGTGTAAGGAGGCTGGAACGTACTAGAGATACTGCAAAGTTCAATCATGGTCAGATCGAAATTGAGCGATTCTTAGCCAAGGCCCAGCAAGCCTCCTCCTCTCAAGCATCTGAGATTGAGCGAGGCCTAGATATCGTATCGGGACGCCTAAAAAAAGCGATGGATGAGGCCCATTCCGCATACAACGCAAGGAACTGGTGCATGTTCATGGGCCTTCTTTTCTATGTTGCGCTAAAGGTGGTAGCAGCCTACTAAGGTGCAGGCAACTCAAACGGCTTGAACGTGATCACTTCCTCCCCCACCCAATCATTGAGCTGGGCCAAGCGGGCTTGCATCGGTTCCAGTTCATTCATCGCCCACACCTCAGAGGCCTCGCGCAGGCTGCCGAAGCCGCCCGCGTTTTGCGGGACGATGCCCAGCAGTTGAGGTGGAATCCGCAGCGCTGCGAGCAAGTCGTCGCGGCTGATGTTCTTGATGGCGGCGAAGTCATCCTTGGCCGCCACCTCGCTGATCGGGATGAGCTGAATGCCGTCCTTCTTCCCACCAGGTGCGTACATGAACAGGTTGCGGAAATTGCCGGGGCCTTTGCTGTTCTTCATCGCGTTGCGTAGATCGCCGACGAAATCCTCATTCTGCGCCGCGTCCGTCATGTACAAGATGAACCCGGCGTGTGAGCCGTTGTTGTAATACTTACGGCGGAACAACGTGGCCGACTCATTCAGCAGCGCGCTTTGCAACGCCGCCAACCATTCCGGCAGGCCATACACCTCCTGATTGATATCCGCCTCGCGCAAGTGGCAAACGCTGCCCGCCTTGAAGACGTGCTCATCATTGAACCCGCGCACCTGGTAGTAGGTCTGCAAATCCTCCCCGCGCCGCATGTACTTCGCCAAGCACGGCAGCAAGGCCAGCGGCTGGCCCAGCATGTTCTCGCGCCGCTCCACATACGCCTGGCCGAACGTCACCCAGTCCAGCGCCAGTTGCCCGAAGGCCGCCCGCCCCAGCAGCTTATGCGGGATGAAATGCCGCTCCAGCATGTTGCGTTTGAATGTCAGCCCGCTCTGCAGGTACACGCTGGCCTTGGTCGACTTCGCCAGACCTTCCAGCGATATCGGCGGCTCAAACCAGCGGCCATTGCTCCAGCATTCCAGGTAATCGAGGATCTCCCGACCATCCAACACCGGCGTAGGGTCGCCAAAGGTGAAGGCCTCAGCATGGCCTGACGCCGCACTCATCACCTCACCCTCAGCGGGCGGCGTTTGGGTGGCCACTTGCTGGCCTTGATTGCGACGCTTACTCATCAGTAGATCTCCATAATGGCCGTATTGGAGGACGTCTGGCCCTCCAATGGCTCGTTGTGCAGTGCATGGAATAAGGCCCACGCCAAGTCGGCATGGCCCGTGTTGTCATTGCGCCCGGCGGTGTACGTGAACTGCCGCCCGCTCGCGGTCACGGTTTTGCGGATGGCCATCAGCGACGACGCCAAGTCCGTCCAGCCCGCGTCAAGCTCCAGCCGCCCGTTGCTGATCACCGACCACGCCTTCAGCACCAGGCGCGTCTTCACCTCTGGCGAATAGCTGAACGTCTTGAGGCCGGGGAAGAACTGCCGCACCAACTGGGCCACGCCGCTGCCCATGCCCGTCACATCGATGCCGATGTAAGTCACCCAAAACCGCATCGTCACCTGGCGGATCGTCTCGGCCTGCGCCTCGTAATCCATCCCCCGGAACTGATGCCGCTCCAGCACGCGGAACTTCCCGCCCGGTACCAGTGGCGGTGCCACCACAATCAAACCGGCCGAGTCGCCCGTCTCCGCAGGGTCATACCCCACCCACACGGCCCGATCGGCAAAGGGCCGCTGAGCAAATGGCTTGTAGTCCTCAGCCCACTCCACCCAACTGTCCACCATGCACGGCTGCAGCATGTTCAGCGGGAAGATGCTCGCCCCGTCGTCGACGAACTCGCACATCAACAGGTTTTGGAAGGCCTCGGCGGCGTACTCAAGGCGCAGCTCATCGATATCGAACAGATCGCAGCCGCCCGCCTCGGCATCCAGAATCGTGACGATCTGCCGCCACAACCGGTCCTCGCACAACCGCCCCTGCTGCAGCGCGCCGTGGCTCACATCCAACTTGATGTGCTGCGCGCTCGGCTTGCCCTTGTTGAAGCGCTCGCCCGTCCAGAACGTGTATGCCTCATGGGCCATCGAACTGGGCGTGCTGAAATACGTGCGGCGGTACTGCTTCTGCATGGCCATGCCGCTGGCCACCTTGTTCAACTCGTTAAACTTGAACGTCCAAAAGAACTCATCGAAGTAAAAATTTCCGTGGTAGCCCTGCGCCGTGCGCGCGTTGGTGCCCAAAAAGTGCAGCTCGGCACCGTTGGGCAAAATGATCGGATCACCCGTCAACTCAACGCCCACCACATCACGGGCAAACGCCTGGATGTAAGCCTTGAAGATGTGCGCCTGATTTTTCGAGGCGCTCAGGAAGATCTGATTGCGCCCCGTCGTCAGCGCATCGATCAACGCCTCGCGGGCGAAGTAATACGTGGCCCCGATCTGGCGCGACTTGAGAATGGCCCGCGTGCGCTGAGTGCCTGCCCGGTACCAGTCTTTTTGATAATCGAAGCACCCATCTAGAAACGCCTCGGTCAGCTTCTCGAGGTGCTCCTCTCCAATTTCATTGCGTTTCGGCTTACGCTTCTCCCCAGCGTTGCGCTTGGTTATCTCCGGGTTTAAGTCCGCCTCGGTGCCGCCGTCCTGGTACCGCGCAATGCGCGCCTGGCGTTCCAATTGCCGGCCCAGCAGATCGATCTCTTTGTAGTCCGCGCCCGACTTCGGGTCCTTGAGGATCAACTGCACCAAGCGCGCCTCGGTCGCCGCCTGGATACGCTCCAACGGCGTGGCCCTGTCCCACTCGTCGCGCGCCTTCCAGCTGTGCAGGGTTTTTTCTTTCTCGCCAATCAGCTCGGCGATCTCGCACACGCGAAAGCCCTGCCAGTACAAGTGCTTGGCATGGCGGCGGTGATCCGTGGGCAATTCAACGATGGCATTCATGGCGCAGATGCTGACGCGCGCACGCGAAGCCTACCCGCACCCCGTATTGTCAGGCCGCCGCTAACAACAGCGCCGCGTTGCCGCCTGCGCGCGCGGTGCCGACCATGCCCTCAACGCAATGGCACCGCCACCGCATCGAGGACAGACCCAATGCCAGCCACAGCCAACCAGGCCAAGAAGTACCGCTCCAAATGGACCCGCATCGCCGTAGAAGGCGCGACCACCGACGGCCGCACCATCGACCGGGCCTGGATCGAGCAAATGGCCGCCCAATACAACCCCGCCACCTATGGCGCACGCCTCAACTGCGAGCACTACCGCTCCATGTGGCCGGGTGGTGAGTTCGGTGCCTACGGCGACGTGCTCGCCCTGAAAGCCGAAGAAGTGGAAATCAACGGCGAGAAGAAGCTCGGCCTGTATGCCCAGCTCGAACCGACAGAAGCCCTGCTCGCCCTCAACAAAGCCGGGCAGAAGATCTACACCTCCATCGAAGTGCAGCCCAAGTTTGCCGACACCAACAAAGCCTACCTGGTCGGCTTGGCCATCACCGACAGCCCCGCCAGCCTTGGCACCGAGGCACTCACATTCAGCGCCACCCACGGCACCCTGGCCAACCGCAAACAGGACAAAGACAACCTGTTCACCGCCGCCGAGGAAGCCCAACTCGAATTCGAAGAAGTCACCGACCAGCCCAGCGTATTTGCAGGCATCAAGGCCAAGCTCGATGAGTTCTTCAAACAGAGCAAGGACAAAGAAGGCAAGGACGCCAACACCTTCTCCGAAATGGCTGAAGCCCTGGACAGCCTGGTAACGCTCGCCACCCAACAGGCCGCAAAAGCCGACGCATCGGCCACCGCCGTTGCCGCGCTCCAGCAGCAGTTCACCGGCCTGGAAAACGAGCTGACCACGCTCAAAACCCAGCTCGGTCAAACCGCTGACCACAGCCAGCCCCTGCGCCCCGCTGCCACCGGCGGCGACGGCAAAGTGCTGACCCAGTTCTGACCCAAACCAGCCCGCACACCCGGAGAACACCCCATGCGTAACGCAACCCGACTCGTATTCACCGCCCTGGCCGCGCAAATCGCCCTGGTCAACGGCGTGGGCAATGCCGCCGAAAAATTCAACGTCGCCCCAAGCGTGCAACAAACGCTCGAAAGCGCCATGCAGGAATCCAGCGCATTCCTGCAAGCCATCAACATGATTGGCGTCAACGACCAGGAAGGCGAACCGCTGCTCGCTGGCGTCAACGGCCCCGTGGCTGGCCGCACCAACACCGCAGGCGGCGCACGCCGCAACCCGGCCAACGTCACCCGGCTCACCAAAGACAACTACACCTGCAAGCAGACCAACTTCGATACCTGCTTCCCCTACAACCTGCTGGATGCCTGGGCCAAGTTCCCTAACTTCCAGGTGATGCTCACCAACGCCATCCTTGAGCGCCAAGCTCTCGACCGCATCATGATCGGCTTCAACGGCGTGAGCGCGGCTGCCAGCACCGACCGCGCCGCCAACCCGCTGCTGCAAGACGTCAACATCGGCTGGCTGCAAAAAGTCCGCGTCAAAGCACCAGCTCAAGTCATCGACGAAGGCAAAGTAGCCGGCAAGGTCACAGTAGGGGCCAGCAAAAAGATCACCGTTGCCGGTGTGCCGACTGACATCAGCGGCGACTACCAAACCCTCGACGGCCTGGTCTTCGACGCCATCCAGATGCTCGACCCGTGGCACCGTTCCCGCCCGGATCTGGTCGTAATGGTCAGCCGCGACCTGATGCATGAAAAACTGCTCAAGGCCGTGGAAAAGGGTGCCGCCTCCAACCAGGAAGAAAACGCCGCCCAGGAAATCGTCAGCCGCGCCCGCTTGGGTGGTCTGCCGGTGATCGATGCCCCGTTCTTCCCCGCAGGCACCGTGCTGGTCACCTTCCTGAAAAACCTCTCCATCTACTGGCAGGAAGGCGCACGCCGCCGCCACATCAAGGACGAACCGGAGTTCGACCGCATTGCCGACTACCAGTCCAGCAACGACGCCTATGTCGTTGAAGACCTCGGCGCAGTTGCCCTGGTGGAGAACATCCAAGCCATGACCTACCCAGCGCCGACCGGGGCCTAAGCCATGAGCCTGACCCTTGCCCAAAGCACCCAGCTGCGCAAACGCGCAGCCCAGGAGGCCGCAGCCGTTGCACCGTCCGCCACCATGGCCGGTGCCAACAGCTACGAGCTGCAACTGGCCCAACTGGCCCAGCACCGTGCGCGCCTCAAGCAGGTGCAATCCAACCAGGGCAAGGCCGAACTCAAAAGCGTGCTGCTGCCCGAATACCAACCCTACGTGCAAGGCGTTCTTGAATCCGGCAACGGGGCCCAGGACGAAGTCCTCACCACCATCATGCTGTGGCGCATCGATGCCGCCGACTACCCCGGCGCGCTGGAGATTGCCGACTACGTCATCCGCCACAGCATGAAAATGCCCGACCGCTTTGAGCGCACCACCGGCACCCTCGTCGCCGAGGAAATCGCCGAGGCCGCCCTCAAAGCGCAAAAGACCGGCAACAGCTTCGCCCTGGACATCCTGGAGCGCACTGCACAAGTCACCGTCGAGCAAGACATGCCCGACGAAGTACGCGCCAAGCTGCACCTCGCCCTGGGCAAAGGCTACTTCGCCCTGGTAGATGCCGAAGCGCCCGCCGAGCTGGACCACGTCCACCTGCAGGCCGCCCAAGCGCACCTCAGCAAAGCCATCGACCTCAACAGCAGCTGCGGCGGCAGAAAAGATCTGGAGCGCGTTGACCGCCTCCTCAAGAAATACGCTGTGCCATTGGAAAACCCCGGTGATCAGGGGCCACAAGAGAACCCGGCAACCCCGGCAACTCCTGCAGCCGAAGATAACCAGGCAACCCCGGCCAGCTAACCGAGCGTCCCCACGCACCCCGGCGGCTCGGGGATGCTCAGCCGGGTGACTCCTTCCCGCACTGAGCAGCCCCGACCACCGCCGACCTATTCAGAGCGGCAGCATGAGCGGATTCATCGCCAACGGCGCAACCAGCACAGCCCACCCCATCACCCAAGGCGGGTTTTGGCCAGACCTGGACGGCACCCACCTGCGCGCCGCCATGCGCCTCACCTCAGCCGTCACCGATGCACGGCTGGAGGTCGCCACCTTCAACGCCATCATCGAGGCCAACCGCGAGCTGGCCACCTACCGCAGCGCCCGCGAGGCCGAAGGCCAAACCACCCTGGCCGCCGTCCCGGCTGAACAACTCAAAAACGAAAGCGCCCTGGTGCACCTCTACCGGCGCGTCATCTACTGCAACACCGCCGCCGAATTGATCGAGCGCTACCAGGGCTTCGACGCCACCAACAGCGGCGACCAACGCGCCAGCGAGGAAGAAAGCAGCCCCGACCAGCTGCGCCGCGACGCCCGCAAAGCCCTGCGCACCATCCTCGGCATCAGCCACGCCACCGTGGAGTCGCTGTAATTACCACCCTGCGCGCCCACCAAGGTGACACCGTCGACGCCATCTGCTGGCGCTACTACGGCCGCACCGCTGGCGTGGTCGAGCAGGTGCTCGAAGCCAACCCCGGCCTGGCCGACCTCGGCCCCGTGCTGCCCAACGGCACCCTCATCACCATGCCCGCGGCTGCCACCCAAGCCGCCCAACGCCAAGTGGTCAACCTATGGGACTGATCTACCTCGCCCTCTACAAAGGCAAAGGCACCCTGTTCAACCGCCTCATTCGCCTCTGGACGGGCTCCAAATACAGCCACTGCGAACTGGTCATGCAGGGCGGCCAGTGGCTGTCAGCCTCAGCCATGGACGGTGGCGTGCGCCTGAAAATGATCGAACTCAACCTCGAACACTGGGACCTGATCCCGCTGCCATGGGCCAAGCCAATCCCCATCTGGGATCTATACGAGCGGCACGAAGGCAAAGGCTACGACTGGCTCGGCTTGTTCTTCAGCCAACTGCTCGCCAGCGGCCTGCACAGCCAGCGCCGCATGTTCTGCAGCGAGTTCTGCGCCGCAGCCTTGGGGTTTTCTAGCCCGCAACGCTACTCCCCGGCGCTGCTCGGTGAAGTCGTAAACCGCATCAACCGCCTGCCGTTTGTGCAACTCGCCCACGGCCTGACCGACCGCCAAGAAAGGACGCCCCATGGCTGAGCCCACCACCAGCACCGTACTCGCCACCGCCGCTGCCGGCGTTGGCCTGGCCACCCTCATGCCCGCCCTGGATGGCAACGCCCTGTTCGGTGCCATCATCGGGGCCGCCCTGATCGCCATGAACCAACGCGACCTCAAAGCCTGGCAGCGCTGCACCGGCCTCATGGTTTCCGTGGGGGCTGGCTACGTCAGCGCCGCCGAAATCGTCGCGCAAACCCCCATCACCCAAACCGGCCCCGGTGGTTTTGTCGGGGCCATCATCGTCGTGCCCATTGCCCTCAAGGTGCTGGAGCTGATCGAAAAGACCGACTTCGCCGCCCTGGTGCCCGCGTGGTTCAAGCGAGGCAAAGGAGAGTGACCATGCTAGCCAACCTCAGCAGCCTGTTGCCGCTGCTCGCCGCCGTCGCCTACATCGCCTCAGCCATGCGCCTGGTGTGCTTCCAGCGCAACGGCGCACGCATCCGCCGGGGCATCTCCCTGCTCGCCTGCCTGCTCATCGCCGCCCTGCTCTGCGCCGGGCTGGAAATCCTGCTCTACCACAAGCCCGTCAGCCCCTGGCAAACCGCCGTGGCCGTGCTGCTGTGCATCATCGTTTACCGCTCACGCGGCAACCTCGCCGCCCTACTGAGGCCCACCCCATGACCCAGCCCCAACGCCTGCGCCACGGTTCCAAAGGCCAAGCCGTGCTGCAACTGCAACGCGCCCTCAACGCCACCGGAGCCAAACTGTTTGCCGATGGCGACTTCGGCGACGAAACCGAGAAAGCCGTGCGCGCCTACCAGCTCAAAGTCGACTTGGTAGTGGATGGCATCGCAGGCCCCAAAACCCTCGCCGCCCTCGCTGGTTACAGCTGCCGGCAAATGCTGCGCAATACCACGCTGGTCGCCGCCGCCGAGCGCCTGGACGTTGAGCTGGCCGTGGTCTACGCCGTCAACGAGGTGGAAAGCAGCGGCGTGGGTTTCATCGACAACGGCAAGCCGAAGATTCTGTTCGAGCGCCACCAGATGCACCGCCTGCTGGCCACCCCCCAGCACAAAGACGACGATGCCGCCGCGCTCAAAGCCCACGCCGACCAGCTCGCCCAGCTGCACCCCAACCTGGTCAACACCCGCCCCGGTGGCTACGCCGGCGGCACCGCCGAACACCAGCGCCTGGCCAATGCCAAAATGATCGACGCCCTTTGCGCGCCGCAGGCCTGCAGCTGGGGCGCGTTCCAAATCATGGGCTACCACTGGCAGCACCTGGGCTACAGCAGCCTCGACGACTTCCTCACCCGCATGGCGCAGGACGAAAACCAGCACTTCGAGGCCTTCGTGCGCTTTATCGAAGCCGACCCCGCCCTGCACAAAGCCCTCAAAGCCAAAAAGTGGGCCGAGTTCGCCCGCCGCTACAACGGCCCAGCCTTCGCCCGCAACCTGTACGACGTGAAGCTGGAGCGCGCCTACGAACGCCACGCGGGCTGTGGTTGTGGCCAGCAGGTGGCGGCATGATAAACATCGCCTATCTCGATATAAGCCCACGCCAAACCGGCAAAACCGCACGCCTGATCGAACTGGCCAACAAGCTGACCGCAACTGGCCATAAGGTTGCATTCGTGTGTGTGCCTGGAGTGGCCGCAGAACTGCGCCAGAAAATGCCTGGCGTTGTGGTACTAGAAGACGGCCAACCCCTGCCAATCTGCCTAAATCCAGATCGCTTGGTCTGGTTCTACGATGAATTTGATTGGCTGGAATCAACCGAAGTGCGTGAAGGCGGCTACTACGCCACCACACCACGTTTTTTGAGAAAGCTTGGCGAAGCTTCAACCGAAAATGACCCGCTGCTGCAACTCATCCAGGCTGCCAATGGTCACTTTGAACGGTTCTATTGGCCATTCGACATGGGCGAAGTCCTAAAAGAGGCCCGTCTTCGACACACTCCGGAAGAGTTCCGCCTGCTGTACCTCGGGGAGTGCTTTTCGTGACCACCCTGCGCCAAATCGGCTACGGCCTCGCCCTGTTCGCCGCCCTCGGCCTGCTGTTCTGGGGCCAGTACCAGCAAGGGCAAGCCGTTGAGGCCCGCGAAACACTGGCCGCCGAGCGTCAGCAGCACGCCGAGCAACGCATCCAGCGCCAAGCCGTCACCATCACCACCCTCAGCGATGCCCTGCAGGCCGAGCGCACCGCGCAAGCCTCCCTGCGCAGCACGCAACACCTGCTGCGCCAAGGCCTCACCCAACGCGAACACCAGATCAAGGAGCTGCAACGTGAAAACGCCGAACTGCGCCATTGGGCTGATCAGCCTCTCCCTATTGCTGCTCGCCGGCTGCGCCAGCGCCCCGCCATCACCGGAGCCGCTGGTTATCGAGACTGGTTGTCCGGCAGTGGTGCCGTGCCTGCTGCCAGCAACCAGCCCCAACACTAACGGCGAACTGCTCACCGAACTGGAGCGCGCCGAACTGGCCTGGGCCGAATGCGCCGCCCAGGTCGACATGATCTACAACCACCAACAGCCGCGAGCAGACCCATGAACAAACCCGAATCCCTGCGCGCCCACCTGCTGGCCAGCGTGCGCGACCTTAACGCCCAGCCCGACCGCCTCATGGTCTTTATTGACCAGGGCGTGATCCGCAGCACCGCCGCGCCGGGGCTTTCGTTTGAATACAGCTACACGCTCAACATCATCCTCACCGACTACCCAGGCCACCCGGATGAAGTCGCCATCCCGCTGCTGGCATGGGTACTGGTCAACCAACGCGACCTGCTCGAAAACCTCGAAAAAGGCAAAGACGCCATCAGCTTTGAGGCCGACGTGCTCGACAGCAGCAAAGTGGACCTCTCCATCAAGCTGCCGCTCACCGAGCGCGTGATCGTCAAAAAGCAGGACGACGGCACACTGATCGTCACCCACCCCGACGAACCCACCGTCGAAGACACCCTCACCCTCAGCGCCCTGCGCCTTGAAACGCCCAGCGGCGAAGTGATCGCCCAATGGGGCACGCCGTGAGTGATGAACTAACCGCCCTGGAAGACTGGGCCGGCGCGCTGCTCGCCAAACTGCAACCGGCCGAGCGCCGCAAACTCAACCAAAGCGTGGCGCGTGAGCTGCGCCGCAGCCAGCAACAGCGCATCGCCGCCCAGCAAAACCCCGACGGCAGCGCCTACACCCCGCGCAAACCCCGGCAAAACCTGCGCGGCAAGCAAGGCCGCATCAAGCGCCAAATGTTCACCAAGCTGCGCCAGGCCAAACACCTCAAACTGCGCAGCACGCCCGACAGCATCACCCTCGGCTTCATGCAGCGCACCGCCCGCCTGGCCCGCGTGCACCAATACGGCTTGCGTGACCGCCCCGGCCGCAACGCCCCCGACGTGCAATACCCCGAGCGGCAACTGCTCGGCTTCACCGATGCCGACCTCGATCAGATCCGCGACAGCCTCCTGCAGCACCTCATCCCCTAG